GACATCCCTATCTAACTTATATACACAATATGCTACATGGTGCAAAGCACATGACAAACACCCTAAAACAAAAATACAGTTCGGAAAGGAATTAGTTTATAAAGGGTATGAGCAGGTACGGGATAGCACAGATAGATTCTGGATAGGACTTACTACCAAGTTCTCTGTTGATATGGTAAACAGTCCTCCACATTATAACAAACATGGGATAGAATGCATACAGGCAATTCGTGCCGCTCTTACAGACGAAGAATTTAAAGGGTACTGCAAGGGCAATGTGTTGAAGTACACATGGAGAGAAAACTACAAAAATAAAATAGAGGATTTAAAAAAGGCAGAATGGTACGTGGGTAAGCTGATTGAAAGTATGGAAAATATATGAAGGTAAAAGCACGAGTATCAATGCTTCTAGAATTAGACGCAGAAGAGTTTCCTATGCCTGTAGATGGTGATCCAACAGAGGAACTTGAAGAAATGATAGAAGAGGTAGTGGATCATCTTGATGGCACAAGACTTGTGCGCCTTAACATCAAATGCACTGGAGGACAAATACATGAATAACTTAATGAGCGATTACCAAAGAGTTATAGCTATGTCACGCTACGCTAGATGGAATGAGGAGAAACAGAGAAGAGAAACATGGCAAGAAACAGTAACCCGCTTATTAAATTTTTATAAAGACTATTTAAAAAATAGACATAACTATGCTATGCCAAAAGAACTGTTCACTGATCTGTATGTAGCTATTGTAACCATGCAGGTAATGCCTTCTATGAGAGCTATGATGACGGCTGGACCAGCACTAGAGCGCAATCACATTGCTGCATATAATTGCAGCTATATGCCTGTTGATAGCCCACGAGCGTTTGACGAATGCCTGTATATTTTAATGCATGGAACAGGCGTAGGCTTCTCTGTAGAGAGGCAGCACATAGCCCAACTTCCAAAAGTACCAGATGAATTTGAGGACAGTGAGACAACTATTATTGTGCAAGACAGCAAAGAAGGTTGGCATCGTGGTTACAAGGAATTGATTAATCTTTTGTATGCTGGCATGGTGCCTAAGTGGGACATGTCAAGAATACGTCCATCAGGGGCGAAGCTAAAGACTTTTGGTGGTAGAGCCAGTGGCCCCGATCCACTAGATAACTTATTTGTGTTTACTACAAATATATTTAAGAAGGCTTCTGGGAGAAAGTTATCAAGCATTGAGTGCCATGATCTTATGTGTAAAATTGCAGATGTCGTAGTAGTAGGTGGTGTTCGTAGGTCAGCCTTGATCAGTCTGTCTAACCTTTCAGATGATCGTATGCGACATGCTAAGGCAGGATCGTGGTGGGACACAGAACCCCACCGTGCGCTGTCTAACAACTCTGTGTGCTATACGGAGAAACCAGACATAGGAACCTTCATGAGGGAATGGGTATCCTTGTATGATTCTAAATCAGGAGAGAGAGGAATATTTAATCGTAGCTCTGCTCAACAGCAAGCAGCTAAGTATGAAAGGAGAGATGCCAACATTGACTATGGAACTAACCCTTGCTGTGAAATTATTCTACGCCCAAAGCAATTTTGTAATTTATCTGAAGTGGTTGTTAGAGCAGAAGATACCCCGGAATCTCTACAAAAGAAAGTTGAACTTGCTACCATCTTAGGAACCATACAATCTTGCCTGACTGACATTAAAGGATTGAGTAGGCAATGGACCCGTAACACAGAAGAAGAGCGTTTGCTGGGGGTTTCTCTAACCGGGATTATGGATAATAAAATGTTAGCCAATAAAACAAAAGATAGTTTACCTGCACTGCTAAGTAATCTTAGGCTATGGGCGGTTAGTACCAATCATAAATGGGCATCTACGTTAGGAATAGAATCTTCTGCAGCCATTACGTGTGTTAAGCCTTCAGGAACGGTGAGCCAGTTGGTTAATGCGGCAAGTGGCATTCACCCTAGACATAACGATTATTATGTACGAACCATAAGAGCAGATAAGAAAGACCCACTAACACAGTTTTTAGTTGATCAGGGATTTCCACATGAAGATGCTGTAGAAAAACCAGATAGCATGACTGTGTTCTCTTTTCCATTCAAGTCTCCAGATGCTGCAGTAACCAGAAAAGATATTTCTGCAATTGATCACTTGACTTTGTGGAAAATTTATGCTAATGTTTGGTGTGAACATAAGCCGTCTATCACGGTAAGTTTGAAAGAAGCAGAATGGTTGGGGGTAGCTAACTTTGTATATGATAATTTTGATGACATGTCAGGCATAAGTTTTCTTCCTATGACTGAACATACATATAAGCAGGCTCCCTATCAGGACTGTGATAAAAAAGCATACCTTGCCCTGCTAGCAAAAATGCCTGAAAAAGTTGAATGGGAGGAATTTAGTAGTTATGAAAAGGAGGACTTGACTTCAGGAACACAGGAACTGGCATGTACAGCAGATGCTTGTGAGATAGTAGACTTTCCTTCTGTTATTCCTTTAGCTGCTGTCCCCCAATGAAAACATGGAGAAATTGATTATGAAAAATATTTTGGTTAAAGATAGGCAACCTCCCCTGCGCATTCAAGTAGAGAAGGGTTATCGTGCATTCCATCGTGGTAAAATTACCAATCCCTATAAGATTGCTACCTCCTTCTACAAGGAATGGGAGCGAGGATTTAACAAGGCGTACTTTGAAAATTTGGAAAAATTAAATGCAACTTGATGATGAAGCAAAAGAATGGATGAAAAAAAGAAGGGGCACAAAGGCCCCCTCTAATACTAGTTTTATAAGCACAGATAAAATGAAAAAAAGTATTCTACGACATTTTTATATACTTTATTTTTTACTTATTGTATCTACAGTAGCCTGTGTGTACTACCGTCACTTCTTTAGTTGTCAATAATTTTCATTTCCTTGGTACGAGGTTTTCTTAGTTACCATTAGTTTTGCCTGCATCCTTAATCTGCTCTTGAAGCTCCTCCACCATTTCGTGGCGGGGCTTTTTTCTTTTTGCCCTCTTCAGTCCATATGCAGCACGAACTGTCTCATCATGTTCTATAAAATTAACTTCAAGAACTCTAATTCTGTCTACAAGCCTAATAAGAATTGTTCTACATTCGGTTAGTTCTTTTTGTAAGATACTTCTAGTGTCTCGTATTTCTTCGTCTATCTCTTCTTTTAAAACAGCTATTCTCTTTGTAATGTCCTCATGTTCATCATGAAGTTCTTGTTTAAAGTTTCCTGTTATCCATCTGATTAACCACCACAATGCATAGCCAGCAGCAGCAGCCGTAAGTACAGGTATACCTACAGTCTCAAATACTTTCATGAACATTGCAGCAGACAATTACTGGGTTACTTTCGCTGCAGTGGCATACAAATCTCTATAGTCTTCCCAACTAGTGGGGTGATCATTATGTTTTAAGTATTCCAGTTTTCCTATAGTCTTTTTGTCGTCAGATAGTTCAGAAAATTTAAGTTTTAATAAAAAGGTCAGTTGCTTCTCTGCCTTTTTTATGCCCTCTACATCATCAGAATGTTCATTCACCAGCTTTGAATGTTTTTGTCCTATGGTACTAAGTAACTGATTGTATACATCAAGTCTGCTTAGATTAAGAGATTGCTCTAACATGCTCTTTTGAGCATATCCTCCTCTAGTTGTTTCTGGTTGGTTTCTATATTCTGCTCCTGCTAGAAGTGGAACAAGCCTTTTTTCTGTGTATTCATTATACAAATGTTTTGCCATCTTATCTAGGTCAGGTTCTTTTAATTTTGGAAAAGCTCTATAGCTGGGTATTTGATGAAAATCCAACGCTTTTCGTACTATGTCTTTTGTTCTAACTGTTCCTCTACCTGTTAATTGCTTTCTTCCAGATCGTTCACGAGTAAGTAGTTCTCTAGAGGTAGCTGATCTTGCAGGCGTACCTACTCTAGTTCCATCCTTACCTTTAATTAAACCAAAGTATTTGCCTTCTTCTCCTTCTGGTTCTTTCATACTAATTGGCAGTGACCTAGTAGCCTTTGCTACGAATAAATCAAACGGGTTTACTTCAGCTTCCGGGTCTTGAATAATCCGGTATTCTGGATCAACCAAGCCATAAATATCTCTAACTTCTCCCATACCAACAGTAAACGTATTTAAATAATTACCACCAAAAGTTGCTATTGTCCTTTTAAATCCTCCATAATTTGCGTCTTGAAATGATGTTTCCAAATCCTTTTTAAGTGCATTTACCATTTCAAGTCCAGTGCCAGTTCTAAAGGTAGTTCCAAATATGGCTTTAAGAAATTGAGAAAGTGTGTCAGATTTTTCTTTAAACATTCTCTCTAGAAAAGGATCAGTAGATACTCTAGCCCAATTTTTTCTTGTTTGTTCCCCTACAACAATAGGAACATCGCCTAATGGAAGTCCTGTAGCATCGCTCACTGTTTGATTTCGCATATTCGATCTAAGTATCAAATCTGCTGCAAACATATAAGGAGCAAAGGGGCCATAAAAAGCCAAAGCATTTTCATATTCTCCTGTTTCCTCATCGTACCATTCCCACCATTTTGCATCTGGACCTTGCTGTGCCCGTAACTGAATAGCACCATATAGCATTCCTGTACCAGTAAGTTGTTTAGCAAGTTTTTCTTTCGTACCTCCTTTTGAAGCCAACCCAAGAATGGGCGCATGTGTCCACATAAATTCAACAGAGTTCATTATGAATTTTGGAAAAGGTATTAACCAAGTTGAATAAGGAGTACCAAAAAATTCAAGAACACTAGAAGCTTTTGTTTTTTTGCCGTTTATGCCTCTATATGATTTTTGGTAAGTAAATGACAGTGCTTCATTCATGGCCTTTGCTATTGTTTTTTTATCAATAGTGGAAAATTTACCTTCCTTCATCAGTTTTCTTAGTTCTTTTACTCCTACTAGACTCTGCAATTCAGACATGAATACAGCACGTTTAAAGGCATTGTCCGAAACTGTGTTCAATACATTTAATTTCCTAGAGAAATTTGCAAATCCTGATCCGAATCCCATAGCAGCCGCAACATCTGCATTTTGCATATACAGTCTTCCAAATGTTCTTGGCATCTCATCAGCAAATAATAGTCGCAATGCATTTGCTTCAGATTGATTCCAAGTCATAGACCGAAAAAGCCGCATTCCTGATCCAGCCCGTGCTGCACCTTTTGCAATTTTACCTGTAGCCATATCCAGAACACCATGCCCTAGATTATCCAAAGCAAATAGAAAAGTTCTGCCTGTAGCATTTGCCGTGTTTCTAGCAGTGGTAGCTGTTTGGATAGTCATTAAACCCAGCCTAAATTTATCCATATTTTTAATTAGTTCTCTTGCCCTACCGGGAGTTTTTTCAAATATCTCAAGTGCTCGTTGAAAAGTCTCATCTCCCAATTGCATTTTATCCATTATTTTATGTTCATTAGATAACTGCTGTAGCAATTTTTTTCGTGCATGACCTCCTAAAGAAAGTGTTCTACCTGCTTGTGACATTTCGGCAAGAAATATGTTTGCCAGTTGGTCTTGTGTAAGACCGTACTTGTCCATAATTTCCATTAATTTTTTACCACCAACAACATCTACACCACGGTCATCTGCTGCAAGAGCACCTTTTTTTGTTAGTGCTCTCCACATAATTTCTGATAGTCTTGCAGTTGCAGGAATGTCTTTTACTCCTGCTGCGAGTAGTATTTCTACAGCAGCACCCTTCATGTTTCTTC